ATCGGTCAGACCGTGTAACTATACGATCTGAGATATACCAATTTTACCTTATATGCTCTCCCTTCGATTAAATCTTGCGAGGATCGTAATTACTTTCCTCAACAAGGTCTATCTTAGGGTTGAACTAGATAAGGGAATTCCTCAGGCGTGGACTAGGAAGATCAGTGAGCGGGCCCGTACAAGAGGTCCGGTGGAGACAATCGGATGGCTAAAAGCTATCCGGTTGGCTTGCACTAGATACTTGTGTGGAGCCCCTCTTACTGAAAATCCTGGATTTGGGGTTGAGTTAGACAAAGAAGGTCTACCGCACGCTGCGGTATTCCCGTTCGTCGAACTCTTCCGGCAACGGCGTCCATCCGAAGTACGGCTTGCTTTAACCTATTTAGGGTTATCGCGAATCATACCCGGCTGGAAGACTCCAGACCTCGATCCAATCACCTTACCTGCCAGCTCATCAAGTTACCCTGTGATAGGGTCAGAGCTGGTGGCTATAGTGAAAGGATTAGGGTGGCGGGTGGAAACACCCGCCTGGGAGCGTCCGCACGTTACAACCAAATCTGGTCCGAACGCCCAAGCGCTCGTTGGTTCCATCGAGGACGCTTTCCTCCTTTCAGATGAGCAGATTAGTAACCTGCGTATCTGTGGGGGCGAAAAGTTAGTCCAAACGATTGGTACCATCAAATCCATCTCGCTCCTTACTTGGTTAACAAAGCTCTCTCTTACGGCCAAAAACCGTAAAAGGCGGCTTAGCTTAATCAAGGACAAGGAGGCTAAGATGAGAATTGTCGCTATCCTTGATTATTGGACACAGACATGCTTTGAGCCTCTTCATAAGTCGCAATTTAGACTTCTGAGGAGCCTCAAGCCTGACTGTACCTTTAATCAAGGGAGCTTCCGAGCAAAATTGCCTCGTTCAGGGCCGTATCACTCCTTGGACTTATCGCAAGCGACGGACCGGCTTCCTGTATCTCTACAGGAGGAGGTCTTAGCTGCTTTAACATCCAAAGAATATGCGGCCGCATGGAGGTCATTGCTATGTGACCACCCGTTTCCGCTAACATGGGCCCCAGGTTCCGTTATCTACGGAGCTGGCCAGCCGATGGGAGCGTATTCGAGTTGGACCACATTTGCAATATGCCACCATGCAATAGTCCGGCTCGCTGCGAAGCGAGCAGGACTCCCAATTTCTTGGGAATCTTACGTGCTCCTGGGTGACGACATTGTCATTACTAACAATGATGTTGCCCGCGAGTACAGGACTATTATGAACGAGCTTGGTGTATCGATCTCTGAGCAGAAAACTCACGTATCGCAAGATACGTATGAGTTCGCTAAGAGATGGATTCACAAAGGCGAAGAAGTAACCGGCGCCCCGCTCGGGTCCCTATTCCAGGCCATGCGATTCCATAAAACTCATTCCGACAAAGAGCTGCCAACGGCGGCTCTGAGAAGGGTGAGTTATTATGAGGTCGCGACTTGGTTTAGAGAAGTCGAGCAGCGTTGGTTACCACAGTCTCATACCTTGGTCTCCCGGGGCTTGTTAGCGGACTTCTTCCGCAATCTCGGGCGCGGCAGTCTGTCAGACCGCCTGGCCGAGAAAGCATGGAAGTTCTATCTGCTACCTTCGCGAGAAGATAGTAGACTCTTAAGACGCATCAAATGCGAGTTACTCGGTTCGATGGTCTTGAGAGGGATCCTTGGTTGCTTCTCATTTAAGAAAAGTGCCAACTTCGTCGGCATTTATCTGAATGAGTGCAAGGCAAGGGTCCTAGAAGCCGCTATCAAGCGCCAAGTTCAGGAGTTACACAGATTCCAGTTGGAATTGTCTAACTACCTGCCCTTGGTGCCTGAGGGGTTGGATGCCCAATCGTTACTGTTTACCTTGCCTCCGTTTGGAGTTCTGCTAAGAAATATAGCAGAGCTTCAATTGGAGTTCGACAAAGCACACGCGGTCCGGGAGAGTGATAATCTAATGCAATGGTTGCATCTAGATGTTCAACTCTTCCTGGATCCGTTTGCGACGTTGGCTACAAGGCGTAACAAGACCATCGCATCTTCAAAGGCAACCATATTAAACCATCTTACTGCTATGTGCCGCGGAATCGCTAACATGCGAGCGCTGGCTGTTACCGACATCAGCCTTGAAAAGCTGATAGAGGTAATCCAGCATACTCACGTATTACCGACCCGTGGTGATAGCAAAAGACGGAAACGGAGAACTGGTGGGATACCAGGGCTTCGGAAGCCCGAGTAGCCACGAGTCCGCCGGTCCCTAAGAAAGATCGGCCAAACTGGCCAATTCGGTCTCAGGAATAATATGGGGTTGGGGCGGTCCAAAGAGATATCCTCTCCACATGCTGGGGTATTTTGTAAATCCCAGCATCGGTAGGAGTCTCAATGGAGCGCTGGTCCAACCGCTTCGAAGGTGCGCCACTCTTGGACAGTTGATAAGAATCAACTACCTGGCTTGGGCAGTTTCGGAGGTCCCGTTTCCGGGATTAACCTAGCTGGCTCAGCCTTAAGTGGTGGCCTCCTTCGCTTATACTCCAATATGATTCCCC